TCACAGTCATACAATCTCATCTTAGCACGGTCGATACCGATCACAAATCTCTTAAAGACGTTCGCATCATTATATCTATTCTTCAATTGTTTTACAAGTATCTGTCCCAGGGATTCAAGCTCTTCAGTCGAAATAAGGGCAAACATAAGATCAGCAGTAGCAGGGAGACCAAAGGACTCAGAAGTGTCAGTAAGCTCAACGTCAGAGCTACCATAACCAGAACGAGTGGTCTGCGTGGCAGAAACGATAGGGACGTTTGCTTCACAAGCCAATCCTCTAAGTTCTTCAGCAATAGACTTAATAACCGTATATGAATTGACATTGCTGCCTCCGCGATACCTAGAGGAAGCACATATATTAAGGTAATCAATGAAAATAATATCAGGTCGAAATGATTTCTTAAGAGCAAGCTCATTGAGAAGGGCGGAAAAATGTCCACTGTGTGCAGATGCTGTAGGATACTCTTTGATAATCAGGTTTCCCTGAGTTTTCTTAGTAATATTATTTACCTTAGTTTCAAACACCTGAAGAGGTAGTTCGGAGATGTCTTGGATATTTACATTGAGAAGATTAGCGTCAATACGTTCTGCGATCTTTTCCTCTGCCATCTCCATGGTGATGTAGAGAACATTCTTACCTTGCATCAATACTGATGCCGCAACATGACACATGAACAGAGACTTACCAACACCAGTACCAGCCAGTGCAATATTCAGAGTCTTGTTCGGTAAACCACCCTTGGTAATCTTATTGAAGTATTCAAGATCAAACTCAATCTTCTCTTCTTTGGTAGTGTAAACCCTATATCTTTCCTCATAGTCTTGTAAGTAATCATGACCTACATGGTTATCAAAACCAACCGCAAGAGCGTCAGAGAGGATGGAAGGAATGGCATCAGGAGCTTTCTCCTTTACATTACCATCAGCAATAGAGATAGACTCTAGAAGGGCAATATAGATAGCTCTTTCTCTACACCACTTCTCAGTGGTATCCACTAACCACTCCAATTCTGTTGGTTGAGGATCAAGATTATTGATGAGTTGACAGAGTTCTTTGAACACTGACTCATTGACATCCTTCCTTTTCTCTATCTCAATAGATAAGATTTCCTTTGTTGGAACTTCATTATACTGAGATACGAAATCAGAGATCTCTTCATATACAATCTTCTGGTTATAGTCCTGAAAGTATTCACTTTTTAGGAAAGGAATAACCTTACGAAGGTATTCTTCATTGTGTAAAAGGTTCTTAAGAACAAGAAACTCGATTTTATCCATAGTGAATATAGGTGCTCATAATGTACTTGGTTTTATCTTTTGGTGGTAGTCCAGAATGTGGATACTCCCATGTAGGTGGGAACACAACAACTCTACCTTCCTTAGGGATCACCTCAACCCTATCAGTGAATGTTGTTGATCCGTCATTGTCGTTAAGATAGAAGAGGAAGGCAACAACTCTTCTAGCTGATGCGTGGTCCATAACATCAACGTGTTCATCAAACCTCTCATCTCCACCAGTATTATACCTCTTGATACGAAATTCTTCCAAACACTTTAGGGTTGGAAGATATTTACTTTTGGTATCATCAACATACTTCTGATACACATTTCTGACATAAGGTATCAGTGGTCTCACTACCTCTGGATGGTGATGATTAATATTGAGTTGTGTAAAACAAGGTTTATGATCTTGATTCACAAACTCATGTCCTTCACTCTCATCAAATAGATTGATTAGGTAATGACAAACTTCTTTGGGAAGTAAGTTGTCATACACCTGAACCATAACTAAACTCATCCTTTGCAATTTGATCCAGTTTCTCCATCACCTCTGGAGTGAAGTATGTCTCAGGGTCCTTGAGAATTGCCTTGGCATATACTTTCTTACCATCAATCTCATAACGGCCGGCAACATTCTTCCACAGTCCACCAAGTTCACCTAACTCAAGTAAACCGTAATACCGATCAAGACCACGATGATCGTAAAATAAACGAACATTGACATCTTTATTCTCCTTACTTAAACGCGACTTAGCAGTCTTTGCTTTGATAATGTTTCCAACGATTTCTGTTCCATCTTTCTCTTTCTTCTTCGAGAGATATATGATGGAAGAGGCAGCATACTTAAGACCACTACCACCACCCATCTCTTTAGTAGGAACGTAAGAACCGATGACATCGTAGGTGTGATTAGTAACAATCATTGGGACATTTGCTTGACCAAGTTTCAAAGTCAACATTCTAAAAGCACCTTTGACTAATTGAGATTTAGTCATATCACGAACTTGCTTATCATTAAGAGCGTCGGTGATTTCTTTTTCCGTAGATAACATCCCCAAAGAGTCTAACACAAACATACAAGGTTTGCGTTCATCCTCTGGAGTTTTTAAGTATATATCTACAGCTTTTAATGCTTTCTGTCGAAACTCTTCAATGGTTACGACATTTACAACTACTAATCTATCTAGGTCTATTCCACGACTTGAGAGTAGAGATTTATTAACAGCGGCTTCAGTGTCAAAATATAGGCAATACCCATCAGGATTAGAATCCAGGAAGTTCTTGACAACGGCGAGACTGAAAAAAGTTTTTCCAGTGCTAGACTCGCCAGCAATGGCAGTAATCTTATTCCCAGATACGCCACCAAATATAGACCCTGAAACAAGTCCGTTAAGAATGTACGAACCTGTGTCCACATATGTTTCAGTTTCATCAATGTTTGAGGCGAGTTTTGTGTATTCATCTCCGATTTCTTTTACAATATCTTTAAGGAAATCCATTATGCAAAAAATAATTCTAGGTTTACAGTTTTTTCAACGTTCCATCCAATAGCATCAAGAATAGTCTTGACTGGTTCTAGAAATGCCTTCTCAAATTGTAGGTCATAATCTATGTATTTGTCAAGACCAGTTTCTACAGGAAAGTCGGATATGAAAGAGATTACATTCTCTCTAATTGGATTTGCTTTCTTCAAATAAACAAACTTGATTTTCTCACCATTGTTGATAAGTGAATATTTATTTTGAAGATTCTTCTCTTTGATATAGAAGTTAAAAAGTAAAGCACCTCTAGCATGAATAGGAGTACCCTTTGCGTAGATTGTAGATGAAGCTTTGTACTTATTCACATCCGACACCATCCTAGGGAAGGCAATTTCTTCTGGTGGTAATGATTTGAATTTAGATCTACACATCTCAATGTAATCAATTACTTCATCTTCAGTTCCACTCATCATCAATTTGAGAGCGTCTTTAATCATACTTCTACAGGGAGCTGGTGTAGATGATTTTACAGCCTCAATACCCATAATCTTCAGTTTAGGGTCTTCATATCTAACTCCCTCACTATCCCACACATTGAGAATGTATCTCTTCTTGGCAGTCCAGATACCACGATCAGCGATGTTCTCTCGCTTCATTTGCATCTTCTGGTCATATGCATTAACATACGACGCAAGTTTTTGATAGGAGGAGTCGATGAACGGTTCCAATTTATCCTGACAGATCTTATCAATGATTGTAACAATCTTATTCTTATCGTCAGACTTATTACTAAAAAATTTATCAACAAGAGGTCCAAAATTAAGATAGATTGAGTCAGTGTCGGATGCGATGACATAATCTACTTTGTCTGTTGAAAGTAGATTATTTAGGTATCCGTTCATACGGTTTTCAATCCAACGAATTGATACCTGACCAGACAAAGTGATAGCCTCTGCGTTTGCAAGTTTATAATATCTGAAATATTGATTACCAACCGCACCATAAGCAGAGTTCAGTGTAATCTTTCTAACCATTTGGAAGTTATTGAACTTTGCAATATCCTTTACAGTTTGGTCTCTCAGTTTTAACAATTGAGCATCAGACATTGAGGAATAATCCTTATCAGATACTACTAATTCTTCCTGAGCTCCTTCACCCGCACCACCGATCAAATAACCCATTACTTAAGACCTCTTCTCTTCATCTCTGATTCAATATCAACAAGTTTTTGTTTACTCTTCAACATCTCTTTCTTGAATGCCTTTCTCTCAGCATACATCTTTTCCATCAACTTAGGAAGAAATCCTCTTTCATCCTTACGATACATCGCACCATTGGCACATACCGCATAGTCCTTATACATTTCAAAAGTAACGTCTTCATTAAGGAGTTTATCTACACTCACACTTGGATGTTTCTCATCCAATAATGTTTCTGGTGAAATGTTATACTGCATGATTAAGTGTGGATATAGTGAATTCAAGTCAAAAGAAACCACATAATCATAAAGACCAGGTTTAGGTTCTTTCACATAAGCTCCAGCAAACTTAGAATCCTTTTCACTCCTATCTTTTGGAGGAACTACAATCTTTCTCTTCTTTAGATAGTTGTAGATGATAGTATCCCACAATCTAACCTGGAACATCACATCTGTATAATTGACTTTACCATCATATGCCATTGTGATAGCGAGTTCAATTAACCTCAACTTGTCTTCCAAACGGTCCACAAGTTCTACGTCAATGATGTTATAGTCTACAAACTTCTTCCAGTTTCCATTATAGAAGTCCTTGAAGGTGTCAAACTCTGAGTGGTCAAGTTTTTTCTGACCCAGTTCAATATTAGCAATATAATCCAATCGATATGATTCTTGATTGGTGTAAGTGAACTTCTTATACAGTTCCAGATAATCTAGAGTGGTTATACCAGCAACATCATAAACATTGAATTTTCTACCAGAAATATAAACCTCCTCATGACTAACAATACCCCATGGAGAAAAGAGTTTTAGTTTCTTTGTTCCCATAATCCTATCAATACGACCACAAAGATATGGGATATCATACAGTCGAACGTTCCAACCAGTCACAACTTCTGGTGGATTCCTATTCCAATAACTAAGAAAGGAGTTGAGCATATCAACTTCATTCTCAAAGTGATAATAGGTTACATTTTCT